CCCGGCGAGCCATGCACATATTGGAGTCTCGCCGCTCTCGTCGGCGTCGTCTGCATTCTGCTGCGCCGTCGCCCGGTTTACCTGCGGGACGAGAGGAGAAGGAGAGATCCCGAAGGCGAAGAGGATGAAGCGATTAAGCATCTCGTCCATCTTGTCCGTAAGATCGGACGCCTTCATCTGGACAGGCTCTTTACCTGTCCACGGCATCCACCATATCTTTCTCTTCTGCTCGCTCTTCCCGGAGATCTTCTTCTGAAACTCTGCATCCCACTTCTGCGCCTCTTCGACGCTCGTACCTTCAGGGAGGAAGCCGAAGACGTCGGGGACGCTTCCTTCCGTGTAGTAATTGCTTTGATGGATCAGGCGATTCAGGCCGAGTAAGGCCCACTGAAGAACCTGCTCGACGCGCGAGTATCCGTAAATCCGATCCGTCTCGATGTTCTCGGCGCAGTATTGGAGATCCTCGACGGTAAGATCGATCGCCGGGAGTCCCTTCACGCGCTGCTGATAGGCCGGAGGGAGCTTCCCTGTCGCCGGATCCGGAGTCCTCGGCGTCATTCCCTGAATGTCGATCAGGCGCGTGATCGTCGAGCCATCGACGGCGAGGCAGCGATAGATCTTCCCGTTCTTCTTCCGCTCCTTCACGATGCAGGCCGCATCGATTACGAGCAGATCGTTCAGGAGCTTCCGGCTCCATTTTCTCCATGAACTCTCGAGATCCGGCTTCTGAAGGAACTTCGTTACCTCGGGGATGCGCGGATCCGCGGCGACGCGCGCCGCGTGATCCTGCGAGGACTCGCCGGGGAGCCTGTCGAGCTTGATGATCCATCGCTTCGTAACGATGCGATCCTTCATCCGTTCGATCGCGACGCGGATCAGGGGATAGTTACGGGAGAACTCGCGCAGCGTCTTCCACGGTATCGGCTCGCCGGGCCGCGTGGTATTCATGTTCACGCCGTACGGGAAGTCGAATACCCGAGGCGTCGTATCCGGAGGCGCGACGGGAGGAAGCGGCGAGCCGGGGGAGAACCATCCGGCGATCGCATTCCCGACGGCCTGCCCGAAGCGAGCGATCGCGCCTGCTTCGACTTGGACGCCTTCATTCATGGGATCAGCCATTCGTTACCTCGCTCGAGCGGTTTATGAGAGGTTGTCAGAGCCGGAGCCTTCAGTCCGAGGAGCAGCCATACTCCCGGAGGCTCCGGCCCTGATAGCGTCGGCGCGCTAGTTCCCTTCTGGCGCGCCGGGATCGGCCTGCTTCGCGTCCGTCGTCGCAGGAGCAGCCGAGATATCGTCCGAGGCCGGGGGATCGCTCTCCGGGCCTGCCTCGCTTACGGGAGCCGGATCTGCGGCCTCGGCCGGGCCGGGATCGACGACTTCCGCCTCGGCCGGAGCCGGGGAGTCGTCCTGCGCGCCGTCTGCGGCCGCGGGAGCGGCCTCCTCCGCGGGAGCAGCTTCCTCCGCAGGCGCAGGCTCCTCGCCCAGTCCGTGATTGTTCTCCGCGTCGAGGACTTCGGGATCGGCTTCCTGCTCCGTCTCCTCGAGTTCCTCGTCGTCGCCCTGATCGCCGTCGGCCTGCGGTACGGCCGCGGGAGCCGGGACAGGAGCCGGGAGGTTAGGATCTCCCCCGGTCGTCTTCGAGTTTGCGGCGATCCCGGCCTCGATCGACGCCGAAGCCTCGGCGACGATCTGATCCGGGGACTTCGCCGGGACTGGATCGGGAGCCGGGACGATTACCGGGATGGGGAGAGCCGCGTCGTCCTCGGCCGTACGCTCGCGAGCCGGAGGCGCAGGCTTGAAGAGTTCCGCGGCGACGCCGAGAGCCATATCTGCATCGCTCGAGAGATCAAAGGCAAGCTCGCGAGCATGCTCCTGCTGTTCATCGTTGAAGTTGTCGATCGCGACGTCGCAGAGGGCGTCGATCTCGGCGAGCTTTGTACGGACAGGCTCGAATGCTTTGCGGAACTGCTTTACGATCTCCATCTGGCTCTCCTTTTATTCGAACTGCTCGAAAATTGTGCGGATCGGATTCATCTCCGCTTCCCGCTCGTTCTGCTGCTCGTACATCGCGAGGATTCCCGATCCCGGCGTCTTCATCTTTAGAATCGCCTGCGAGAAGGCGTCTACGTCGTCGTCGTTTATCGGGCCGGGGAAGGCGCAGAGGATATCGAGGAAGCTGTTAATCCACGGCGCAAGCTCCGGACAGGGGAGAAAGACGTTCCCGCTTTCCACGTTCGCCGAGGATGCGTCGGCTCGAGCTTCCTTCGATCCCATCGGCTCGACTGCGATAATCCCCGAGATCCGCTCCTTCAGGACGTCGATCACGGCCGGGCCGTTCGCCTTGTCCTCGATATAGATCCGGCGCGCCTTCGGCCATTTCGCGCGCATCGCGATGATCGCCTTAATCGTCTCCGTAAAGGTGAGCTGCTCCGTCCGGCGATCGAGGAGGTACGTATCCGGCCCCTTGCGGCCGTAAACGTGTCCGGCGACTTGATCGGAGTCTTCCTTCTTCTTAAACGCGAGATCCCACGATTGACAGATCTCGTCGAACTTCTCCGGGAGTTGCGGATACTCCGATCCCTTCGGCCCGTAGAAGCGAAACCATTCGCGCTTAAACGTCTTCCCGCCCTTCGCGAGCGGCTTCCCCTGATACTGCGTCGAGAAGATTCGCATCCGGAGCTTAAGTCCGGCGATCACTTCAGGAGTAAAAGCTCCCGGAAGCAGGACGTCCCCGGCCTCGCGAACGTGTACCCGGCCGGATATCGGGAAGCGGTACTCCCTGCGCTCCTCCTCGATCAGAGGGATATTTATATGAACAACCTTCTCCGCGGGAAGCGTCTTAAGGAGATGGTACGTCGCATCCTTCTCGCCGACGCGCTGCTCGATCAGCGCGAAGGGAGAGCGGGAGAGATCGTTCCTCCGCTGCATAAATGTCTCGTCGATCCAGTCGAAGACGGTCTGCGAGATCTGCGGCGAGTCCACCTTCGAAGGAGGGAGGATATCGTCCATAATCGCGAAGTCGCCTCCACGTCCCGTTATATTCGCATCCGGGGAGGTTACGAGCATCTCTCCCCCGTTGATATTGGCGAAGTCGTCCTTCTCGTTCGAGCCGCGTACGAGGCGCAGCCTGTGACCGAATAGCCTCTGAAATTGATGCGAGAGAAGTACCTTCCTCCGCATTACGTTGATCTTCGTCGAGAGGCCCATATCGAACGAAGCGAAAATGAAGCTCGGAACCTGATCCTTAATCCAAACCCATGTGGGGAAGGCGACGGAGAGATGAACGGTCTTCAGCGTCCGGGGAGGTACGTTCGCGATGAAATACAGGATCTTCCGCTCGTAAACGAGTTGAAGATATTCCGACAAATATTCGTAATGCCATGACCACTGAAGCGGCTGCGAAGGCTTCAGGATCGACCATACGAAGCGGAGATACGCTGCGAGATCCTTCTCGAGCGGCTCCCGCTCCCCGTTTAGAGCGCGCTCTTCTTCTGTCTGCTCTTCGAGGAGCTTCCGTCGCCTCGCCCGGTCTGCGAGGAGGACTTCGAATCGCTCCCGCTTTGCTTCGAGTCCTGCATCGTCTCGCATTCCGTTTTAGCCTCGCGCGCTAGTTTATCGACGAGACGTATCCGGGCCTCTTCACGCCCGGCGACGACTCGCTCCTGAAATAGACCGTTAAACTCCTGCTCTACCGTCTGCGCCGTCATAGGGAATACATCCTTTCGAGATCTTCGACCTGAACTCTCTCCGCTTCGCCGCGCGCTTTGCGGAATACCCGGATCAGTTCCGAGAGATCGTATATCTCGCAGGCGACGCGCTCCGATACCGGGATTCTATACTGCCTAATCTCCGCGGATCTCCGCGTAAGGTGAAAGTATGCGATGGATACCCGGCCCTCGATCTCGACGACGACGAGATACGGGCCGCGCATTATTTCTTCCCCCCGTAAAGCTCTTCCATGAGGATTTTCAACTCCTGATCCCGCTCCTCCGGAGTGAGATTCGAGATATCGACCGGGCCTCCGTTCGGCCCCGAGATCTCCGTCCGGGCGACGCTCTTCCCTTCGACGCGATCCGTAACTTCGATGATGAGATGATGATTACCCTTCAGAGCCTTCGCGATCCCGGCCATCGCTATTACTTCGGCGTACGTCCTCTTCTGCTTATCGCCGGGGAAGCGAAGCGAGAGGATACGCTTATACGCTTCCGTGAGAGGAGCCGTCTTCGGACGGCCGGAAGGGTTGCCCGATTGTCCCTTCTTAAACTGGTATTTCTTCAGCCTGTCGGCCGGACTGCTTTGCGCGCTGATAGCAGCCGGAACGGGAGCCTTCTTCGGAGCCTTCTTATTCTGCGGCTTCTTCGCGACTGTCTTCTTCTTCCCGCGCGCCGTCGCCATCTATCGAACTCCTCCGGGAAGGTGAAGCATCGAAGCGATAAAATAGTGGTAAACCGTCGCGACGGCGACGACGACTGCGGAGCAGCCGACGAGGAACTTCCATAGATCTTTACCGTCATTCGTTACCCGGACGATCCAGTTCAGGACGCCGAGGCGCGTCCGGATCGCTGCGCTCTCACTTGAGAGAGAGAGGAACTTCTGATCCGTCTCCCGGCGAGCGGCGAGAGCGGCCTTATTCGCTTCGCGCTGCTCTGCGATGAACTCGAGGAGGGTACGGCTTATCCGCGGGAGTTCTCCCTCGAAGTGTCCATCGCCGACGATCCGGGTAACGTCTGCTTTGATCGCCGAGATTTGTATATTCTGGGCGTCGAGTTGCGCCGTGATCTCGTTCTTCAATTTGAGCGACTCCCTGAGGACGTAAAGCTCCGTCTCTGGATCCATGCGAGCAGCCTCCTCGTTAAGTTGAAGCTGCGAAGGACTCGGGGACAATGGGGAGAGGGAATCGGACGATCCCATATTCGCGCACCTTGCGCCGAGCGGCCCTTACTGCGCCGATCGGAGCGGCTCCTGCATTCGCCTTCATCTCGGCCGGAGTAATCGAGGCCGGAGTAGGATTCGACTTTGAAGGTTCGATTTTAGGATTCAAGCGGATTACGTACTGCTTCGTCTTCCGGACGTATACGCGCCGGGCCTCTTTCGACTCGAGCATCTCGTTTGCTTCCCGGCGACAGAGCATACGCGAGAAGGATCCGTCTTCGTTCAGGAGCCGGATCGTCATTTTATACACTGGCGAAGCCTTCCGGAGATGGACGTTCCCTTACCCGTAATGCGAGCCAATGTCGTAGGCTTACCCGTCCCGGTAACGCCGGGAGGCGAACTCCCGGAAAGATTTGAACGGACGGAGGTTGCAAGTCCGTTATATGGAAAGACGGATATTCAGGCAAGGGATATTATTTTACGGATATTTATCAGCGCGATTACCTGCCGGCCGGATACTCGAGAGTCTCCTCGATCGTCATAGTCTGGGGAGCGCGAGAGGCGTCTGATCCCTCCCGCTCCCGAGCCGCGGAGAGGAGGGCGAGCTTCATCCGTTGCCGGATCGCTCTGCGCTCGCGCCGGGCCGCGCATCTCGCGCGAAGGAGTCGCCGGGCGAAGACGACTCCCTCCCGAAGCGCGCAGAGGATAGCGAGAAGGACGAAGCCGACGAAGTACATCGCCGCGCGAGCCGGGGAGATGTGACGGGGAATCACGCGAATAATACCCCCTGTCCTCTATGCTTTGAAGCTCGGCGCGTCTCGTTCCGATGCGCGCGATCATATCGGTTATGGCATCTCTGGCAAGCTGCGAGAAGATTCGAGTCTGCGTTATTCGTCGGATCGTGATCAAGGTGCATCGTCGTAAGAATTACCTTCGAGCCTGTTATGGGATGCTCCTTACCGTGACGAGCCGAGCATCTCTTCCCGTCGATCTTCATCTCGCAGCGTCCCTTCGCCCGGCCGAAGCGAATGCGCGAGGAGATCTGCTTCCAGTCCTGCGGATAGAGAGCGCGCTGCTCGGGATGGATAGGCATTACGCCTTCTTCGTATTCCCTGTCGGCTTCGCCGAGAAGAGCGAGCGAAGCTGCATCATCATCGACGGACGCTTCGCCGGATCTGCGTAACGATGATCCATCTCGCGCAGAGCGCGCGCGAGCCGATTCTTCGTACGGCCGCGGCCGGGAGTCCGGCCGAGCGTCGAGGCGAGAGCCGAGGAAGTGAGCATCCCGCGATTATCGCGGATCAGCGAGCGGAGCTTCTTCCGGGAGAGCGGCCGAGGACAGGGCGTATTCGTTCCGATGCTCGTATCCATCGAGGAGCGGCCCTTCAGTTCCGCATGAATGAAGGGAAGACTCCCATTCCAGATCGAGCGCAGGTTATAGGAACGGGCCGACGCGCTCGGCCGACGGCTGCGCGGTTTGTGCTTCTTATCGAGTGGCATTCTGTCTTCTCCTGAAGGTTCGCGATGCGTATCTCCTGCGCTCGTCGTCTGCTCTGAAGCCGTCTCTCCGCTTTACCGCTGAAACGGGATCGAGCATCTATCGAGCGCAGGAGGCGCGCATCGCGCCGAGGCTGCGCGCCTTCCCGGTTAGGCCGGGAGTTCCGCTTCGATCTCCTCGATCGTCGTAACGATGAGAGAGACGACGCCCGAGACTTTCGCCTGCGTCTCGGGATTCTTGATCTGCGCGATGCTCTCGATCGAGCCGAGATTCGCCTTCACATCCGAGAGGATGCTCGGGAGACTCGGATCCGTTCCACCTGCGGCGAGCAGCTTCGAGGCGTCGGCGAGATCGGTCTGAATCTTCCCGATCACCATCCCGGCTTCCGTGGCTGCTTCACCTTCGCCGCAGAGCGTAAGCGTCGTCTCGAGGAGCGGCGCGACGACGGCGAGCGAGGCCGTCGCAGTCTTCTCGATCCCCGGCGCGTCCTTCTCGACGACGCCGAATACTTTCGCGAATGCTGCTTTAATGTGACTGAAAATACCCTTCATCGGATTGTCCTTTCGGTTGTATAGCGTTGATGGATTACTTCAGACGGTAAACGAGTTCGACTCCGAGCTTCTCCCGGACTGCCTTCGACAGTTGCCTCCGGCCGTTGATGATATTCGACAGATTGACTCGGGACGTTCCGAGCTTCTCCGCGAACTGCTCGATCGTGAGATTCCGCTTCTGTCGTATCCGCTCGATCTCGAAGCCGATCCGGGACTGCTGAATGATTCGCATGGGGAAATCCTAACACGATTTGAAACAGTTACAAAATACGATACAGTTCTTTTATTATCAATGGTTTACGCGGATTTTACGCTTACACGGCCGGGAGAGCCGGATCCGGGACGGGGACGAAAATAAATGTAAAAAAGGTGTGCATTGTGTTTCATTTAGCGTTACATTGTTCTTAGTCCCATCCGGGGACTTAGGAGCCTCAAATGAAGAAAACGACGTTTACGGTTACTTCCGACGGTCGAAGGGCCGTCCGAGTACAAGGGCCGGAAGCAGACGAAGATCTCCCGGCCGAAGATGATCTCTCAAATACTATAAAAAGGAGAACTAAATGAACGATAAAGACTTCACCTTAACCGAAGAGCAGAAGAAGGCGCGGCCGAATAAAGGCTTCGGCCATGAAAGAGGATTCGAGGGAGATACAAACGTTTGGTTAACTCCTCCTTCCATCCTCGAGCATCTCGGCGACTTCGATCTCGATCCCTGCGCGGCTCCGCTCCCGCGGCCGTGGAATATCGCGGAGAAGCACTACACGCTCTCGGAAGGACAGGACGGACTCCTTCTTCCGTGGAGCGGTCGCGTCTTCTGTAATCCTCCCTATGGGCCACACGTTGGACTTTGGATGCGGAAGATGATCTCTCACGGTAACGGGATCGCCCTGATCTTCGCGCGCGTCGAGACGAATGTATGGCAGCGAATTATCTGGCCCGGCGCGAAGGGGATTCTTTTTCCCGATCGCCGGATCGCCTTCTGTCGCCCGGATGGGACGCCCGGCTCTACCGCAGGCGCGCCGAGCGCGCTTGTCGCCTTCTCTGAAGCAGACGCCGAGATTCTTCGCCGGGGAAGCATTGGAGGAATCTTCACTCGTTCCATTTCACGAAAGGAGTAATTTATGCGGAAGCCTATAAACGCCGAAGACGATAGGAGCCGATTCGTCGGCCATATCTCGACGGAGGGAATGATGGAGACGGCGAAGAACAAGTACGGAATGTCCTTCGAAGCCTTCTCCGTAGATCGGGAGCTTCATTTCGAGGCGACTGATAAGCGCGGGATCAAGACCGGCCCAATGATCGAGACAGAGCTTTACTGGTATCTTTCGGGATACCTTCAGGGAAAGGGGATACTTTGAGCGTCCATGAATCCATTCCGCTAAACGAGGATATCCAGATCGAGCAGGCTCTAGCCGTCTGGATTAGCTATAAACAACAACCTGCGAACGATGCAGATTATCCACTTCTTATGGTGAAGGGATACGACGGCGACGAGGAGAATTGGACGGAGATCGATTACGACGAAGATGATCCGAGTAACTTTCTCGATGGTACATGGACGGCCGCGCAGCTTTGGAGCCATAATCCGCTAGAGCGCGGAGAGGCCGAACTCGAGGATATTAAGCGAACCTTCAATATCTTCCTCGATGCTGTATGCGCCTTCGACCGTGTACTCGGAACGGACTGCGATCCGGAGCAGGACTGGAATCAATACTCTACCGTCTCGGACTTCTGCGAGAAGAACAATATCGCGAAGCCTGCGAACTCGTAAGGCATTCGCCGCGCGGCTCCTACCGTAAGCGGATCGTCCGGAGTGGAATCCGGAGCCGGGTACGTAACCTCGGCGAAGCCGGGGGAAGGTTAGCTTCCCCCGGCCGAGATTGAAGGAGGTAAATGATGGATCATCGCGCCGACTGGATCGCCCGGAGCGTCCGTATCGATTCCGTCGAAGGGATCGTTCTCGCTCTTCGCCTCTTCTCCCTCTCCCGCTCCCGGCTCGAGGAAGTCGTCGGCGTCTATCGCTCCGGCCCTCGGAAGGGACGGCTCCGCGGCGAGATCCGATTCAAGCTCTGTACGAAGAAGGGACAGATCTTCGACGCTGCGAAGCGGAAGATCCGCTCCGTATGGCCGGGATACATCTTCGAGGCCCGGATCTGCGATATTACGACCGGAGATACGCTCTTTCGTCCGAATCCGCAAGTAATCCCCCGAATTGTTTCATAACCTGTTACAGTGTTCTCGGCTCCCGGATCGCATCCGGGAGCGGAAGGAAGAAAAGATGAAATACCTCGCAGGCAGGATTTACCAGTTCCCCCGCTTTGTACGCTTCACGCGCGCGGAGAGTATTCTCTGCGCGCTCCGTCACGCTTTGCGGCCGCGGGATGTTTACGCGATCGCGAAGCCTCATCTCACCACTAACCGAAAGGATGGCAAGTAATGGAATCTCCCTCGACTGCTTTAACCGCGCCTGCTCCCGCTCGCGCGGCTCTCTCCGATCCCTTCATGCCTTCGTCCATGTCCGAGCTTAAATCGTTCGGCGAGATGATCGCGAAGAGTGCCTTCGCTCCCGCTTCGTACAAGGGGAAGCCGGAGGACTGCATGATCGCTATCCTCTATGGCCGGGAACTCGGCGTATCGCCGCTTCAGGCTCTTCAGGGCGTCGCCGTGATCAACGGACGGCCCGGAGTCTTCGGCGATCTCCTGTGGGCCTTAGTCTGCGGCCATCCTGATTTCGAGGACTGTCGCGAGGAAGTCGTCGCCGATCGCGCCTCCGTCACGCTGAAGAGGAAGAAGAGGACGGCGTATACCGTCTCCTTCTCGATCGACGACGCGAAGAAGGCTGGACTATGGGGGAAGGCAGGCCCGTGGACTCAATACCCCTCGAGGATGATGCTCTGGCGCGCTCGCACCTTCGCCGCTCGCTTCGTCTTCGCCGACGCCCTGAAGGGACTTACCTCGATTGAGGAGCTTCAGGATACCGTAATCGACGCTCCGCTCGAACTCGCGTCTCGGGAGTCTCTCCCGGCTCCGGCTCCGACCGCGGCCGCGCCTGCGGCTCCGGCGACGATCGGCGAGGAGGAAGTGAAGCAGCTTACCGCGTCCTATCGAAAGAGCGGATACAAGTCCGACGAGGTTCGCGCGAAGATGGTCGAACTCTTCGGCGAGTCCTGTACCCGCTCCGGCCTGATCCCGAAGGAGGGATTCGACAAGATCCTCGCATGGGCCTCGAAGCCGAAGGACGCTCCCACGGCCGCGGCCGAGGCGAAGCCTGCGGATCCTGTCCCGGCCGCGCAGCCGAGCCGCGCCGAGCTTGCCTGTCGCGAAGCCTTCGGCCTGCTCGATCTGGATCTCTTCGGGAAGCAGAAGGAGATCGACGACCATACGATCGACGGAGTAACGGACTGGAAGAAGCTCTTCGAGCGTCTCTCCTCTCTCGTCGATCAGAAGGCGCAGAAGTAACCGGGATCGACCGGGGAGGATGTTTCGTTATACGATACGGAGCATCCCCCCGGCCGGGCCGGGAAAGAAGGGAATATGAACTTCGAACCGGACTTAGACTTTACCTTCGAAGATACGTCGCACCTTTACCGCAAAGCGAGCGGAGAGACAGTTCGCAGCGTGACGCAGGCTCTAGGCGTATCCGGAATCTTCGACTGGACAGGCGTCCCCGTCGGCGTCCTTCAGGCCGCGCAGGAGCGCGGGAAGCGCGTCCATTCATGGACGGCCGTATACGATCGCGAGGGCGACGCCGATCCGCTCCTCGTCGAGCAGGAGGAGATCGGCTTCTGCGAGGGATGGAGAGGCTTCTGCGATACATACCGTCCAGAGATGATCAAGATCGAGGAGCCGATGCTCCGGCGCGTCGCCGGGATCGAAGTCGCCGGGACGCCGGATCGCGTCCTGAAGATCGGCTCCCGGATCTGGATCGTCGATATAAAGACAGGCTCGACGAAGCATCCCGGATGGGCCTTACAGACTGCGCTTTACGAGATGCTCTATACGCGGCGATCCATCGTCGGGAACCTCGGCCGAATGTCCGTTCGCGTCACGCGAGACGGACGCTTCTTCCCGAACGTGTACGAGGAGATCTGCGACGGCGACGCTGCGATCGCCTGCCTCGATCCCTCTTCTCCTGAATCCGTCCTCGTCGTCGAAAATTGGCGACGTAACCATAACCTCTAACCTCGAAAGGAATCAGCCATGAATGTAACGATGCAGGTAGTAAGCAGTTCGAAAATTAAGGCTATCGGATACGACGAGAAGGAGATGATCCTTTATATCGAGTTCCCGACTGGATCGACTTACAGGTACTTCGCCGTCGAGCCGGACGTCTTCGAATCCTTCCAGAAGGCCGAGTCGAAGGGGAAGTTCTTCGGCGCGTACATCGCCGGGCCGGATCGGAAGAATCCGATCTATCGCTTCGAGCGCGTCCCGGCGAAGGTGGAAGCCGGGCGTATCGTCGAGGCTGCTCCCGCGGCCCCGGCCGTCACGGATACGATCCCCGAGCTTCCGGCCGACGTTCAGGAGCTTCCGCAGCGCGCTCTCGCAGTTCAGAAGCAGGCGCAGGAGATCCAGATCCGGACGGACGCGGAGAATACGCAGGCCGCGAATACCCTGAAGACGCTGAAGGCCGAGCGCGCCATCGTTCAGGCGCGTGTCGATGCCTTTAAGCGTCCGGCCGTCGAAGCATGGAAGGCCGCGAATGCGCTCGAGCGCGAGGCGATCGGGCCTTACGAGGAGGCCGAGAAGATGATTAAGGCCGCGATGCTCTCCTTCTCGCGCGCCGAGGAGGAGAAGCGTCGCCGGGCCGAGGCCGAGGAGCGCAGGATCCTCGAGCAGAAGGCGCGGGAAGAGGCCGAGCAGCGCAGCCGGGACGAAGCGGAGCGCGAGGCTTCCTACGCGGCCGCGCAGGGAGCGTCGAAGGTGGAAGTCGAGGAGATCCGCGCGAATCCCCTCCCGGTTGCTCCCGTCCCGATCGCGCCTGTCGTCCTTCCCTCGACCGTGACGAAGACGGCCGGAGTCTCGCGCCGGGAGAAGTGGAGCTTCCGGATCGTGGACGAGCGGCTTATCCCGCGGGAATATCTCATGGTGAACGAGTCGGCGATCCGGGCCGTCGCGACGACGCAGAAGAAGCTCGCGAAGATCCCCGGCGTCGAGTTCTTCGACGAGGGAACCGTCGTCGTCCGATAATGTATCCGCAGGGCCGGGGATCGCTTCCCCGGCCCGGAAAGGTTCCTCGTATGTCCGATCCCGCCCTTATTCAGTGGAACGATGCTCGAGAGGTAGAACTCGAGCGGCTTCTCTCTATGGCTTCCGCGCTCTCCCGTCACATCGACGAAGCCTGCGCGCAGATTGTCAAAGCGGAGAAGAATCTCCCCATGATTCAGGCGATCTCGATCGAATCCTTTCAGCGCATACTCGCGACGGCGAAGCAGATTTACCCGGAAGGATCTGAGACGATGCGCCTTCAGACGGCCGATCTCGTCGCAGCCTTCGGATATCGGATCGATCTCTATCGCGTCGATCCGGGAACCACGACAGTCCAATAAACCGAAAGGGAACGAGGAATATGCGAGACTTCGACTTCGATAATATCCGGATCGACTATACTCCCGCGGATTATGCTCCGCGGAAGTCTTCAGTAAAAAGGAAGTGTGAACGATGCGGCCATTCCCTCGCCGCGATGAATGGCGATACTCTCTGCTTCGTCTGCCAGAGGAAGAAAGAGGAGAGCGAGTTTAAGCAGAAGGCTCTCGGGAGCGGAATCAGGAAGGAGCTTCTCCCGGCTTCTTCTCCGCAAGCGATTCCGCTCCCGCGCCGTATGCAGAAGAAGAAGAGGACGGCTCCGCGGAAGTCCGTTCAGCATCCCGGCGTCGGCCGGGGAATGAACGGACGTACTCCCGACGAGAAGATCTATCAGGTACTTCATTACCTTCAGCTTCGAATCCCCCGGAAGGAGATCTGCTTTATGACGGGCCTTACGTACTCCGTCGTCTCGAAGATCGCGACGGGAGAGCTTCAGCCATTGAAGACGCGGGAGGATACGCCGACGGCTCCCGCGCCTGCGAAGGGCCGGGACGTCTGTTACGTGAATATAACGCGCCTCGGGAATACGGATCGAGTATCGAAAGGAGAACTCTATGGCTCGCGAGACGGTCGTAGTCTGTAACGGTTGCAAAGCGCAGAAGCGCGAGGTAAATCATTGGTGGAGTATTGTCCATCTCCGGATAAATATCCGCTCGTCCGACGCTCTCGCCGTTCCTCCTCCTGTCCTCCTGACATTCGAGCAGGCCGAGGATCTCGATCCTTCCTTCGTCGTCTTGCGCGAGGACTTCTGCGGCTCCTCTTGTCTGATTCAGGCCGTGAATACTTGGATGGGCGAGAAGGCCGAGGAGAGAGGAGTCCGGCCATGATCGAGCAGCTTGATCTCGCATTCCTCGCGACAATTCAGACGGAGTTTGACAAGTATCACGCGAACAATCCTCACGTATACGATCTCCTCGTTCAGTTGGCCCGGAAGGTGAAGGCGCGCGGCCGGAAGCATTACTCGATCGCCTCACTCTTCGAACAGGTTCGCTGGCACTTTAACTTCGAAGTGGATACGGACGACGGCTTTAAGATCTCGAATAATCATCGCTCCCGTTATGCGCGCCTCATCATGGAACGGGAGCCGGATCTGAAGGGATTCTTCAATACGAAGACGCTCCGATCTGATTAACTTGCTTCCTCTGCGGGATACGTGTACTTTGTGGAACGTATCCCAAAAGATACCCTCCCCCGGTCGCTCCGGGGGAAGCTGCCCGGCCGGGAGCTTATCCTTTCCTCCCGGCCGGGCCTGAACGAAAGGTGATTCATGACAGACAAGCTCGAACCTCTCCCCTATTACAAATGGCTATGGCGCGACTGGCGACTCTCGCGCTCCGTCGCCCGGATGCACTATATCGCCCGAGGCTTCTTCCGTGAACTCCTCGATGAACAATGGGCCGAGGGATCGATCCCGGACGACGACCGGGAACTCGCCGAGATCTGCGGTTGTCCCGTCGCCGTCCTCCGGGAGTATTGGCCGGAGATCGCTCCCCGGTTTGAGGTTCGCGAGGACGGCCGACTCGTAAACCTGAAGCTCGAACGGCTCCGTACGGAGCTTGATGAGAAGCGGATTAAGTACGTCGAGTCCGGACGGCGCAGCGCGGCCTCTAAGTCTATGACTCGAAAGAGGCATTCAACAATCGTTCAGCCATCCCTAGCGATTGCCAATATAGACAGAGGAAGAGACAGAGAAGAGACAGAGGGAGAGGGAGAGCCAGAGGCGCGCTCCCGCTCGGCTGCTTCTCTCGCCCTAAAACCTTCACAGACGGCCCCAGAAGTCCCGGCGAGCGTTACCCGGACGTCTTCCCCTGCCTTGTTGCCTCGGGACGCAGGACGGCCCGGATTCGCCCCGGCGCGGCCTGCTCTCGCCGACGCTCCTACCCTCGAAGCCGTCTCTAGCCTCCTGCTCGAGATCGTCTGCTCCCATCCCCGATCTGTCCTTCGCTCGCTTCAGCCGATCGACGTCATTCCTCGGGACGCCGGGTACGTCCTCGACGCCGTACTCGCCGAGGCGCAGATCGCCGGGATCCCCGAGATCAAGGCCGCGGAGATGATCCTCGAACGGATGAAGCTCTTCCAGTCGGCGATCCCTCGCTCCGAATGGAGGTTCCTGAAGCCTGTCGAGCAGTTCTTCCCGGCGCGCGACTACCGTCTCGAGCCGGAATCATTTAGCAGAATGAACGAAAAAAAGGAGGCAGTAAATGGAGATCTCACAAACGAAGCGATACGATCGGCTCGCAAAGGAAGCGCAGGACTGCGTTAGGGATTTGACGAATATCGTCTTCCGGAGATGGGCGTCTCCCTTCGTCACGGCCGAGGGAAAGATAGATTTTATGGACGATCTTTCGGCCGTATACCTCGACTTCGGCTTCTCGATACTCGACGAGGCGATTACGGATCTGCGACAGAGTTCCGCGCGTCGGCCGCAGATCGCCGAGATCCGCGCAGCCTGCATCGCCCGGAGGACGAAGGCTTCGGCTCCGGCCGACGGACGTTCGGAGAGGACGGCCGCGGCCGCGGAGCGATGGAAGGATATCCGCGCTCATCCCGAGGAATACATCCCCCTCGAGATGGTCGTCCGGGACGGCTTAGAGCTTGCCCGGCTGATCCGGGAGCATCGCGAGAAGGGAATCCCCATCGACAAGGCTAAAGAGCGGGAATGGCTCGAATGGCGCAGCGAGAAGACGGCGCAGGAATGGCGCGAGATGCTCCGTACCGGGAAGGCGAACGTCCCCGTCTCCGAGCCTGCCTTCGACGCGAAGCTCGCCGCGGCCGGGCGTGACAGGGACGAGATGCTTCCGGGGATGCGTTAAAAGATTCCGCTTTGCATTCCCCCGGCTCCCGTCGTATAAGTGATTTGAAACAGTTCCCCGAAAGGTTACACGATGAACGGACTTCCTAAGATCCCGGCCGATTCCGATGCAGGCTTCCGCGTACTTCCGACGGAGGTAATCTGTCGCCATTGTGGGAAGGCTCCGCGCGAGGAGTGTAAGCTCGTCGTCCACCATGAAGGCTATAAAGCCTCGACGGAGATTCCGGGGATCTTCCATTACGCCCGGATCATCTCGGCCGAGCGGCTTACCCTGCTCTTCTGGCGCGCCGTGAATCGTCTCGTCGATAAATACCCGGACGGCCCCCGGCCGCTTCGGAATACGGAGGCTCTATGGTAACGAAGGATCCGAAGCTCGTTCAGACGGGACAGAGCATCTTCGATGCTCTCGTCGCCGGGAAGACGCTCGCTCGCGCTCGCGCGAAGCATGACTTCGCGGCCGAAGCGATGAAGGAGCCGATCGCGCGCGGATACCGCGTCGAGGAGCTTGTCTTTATCGAGCAGGAGGCGAAGCCGGGCGTCCCGGACTCGGCTCTCTACGGACTCGGGATCGCGAAGGGGAAGAAGAAGTCCCGCTTTACGCTCTGGATCCGGCGCGTATGGCGCGCGAAGGTGAAGCCGTACAAGACCGCAGGCTTCACGGATATCGGAGAGAAGGAGGCGCAGCCGTGAACCAATGGATCGAAGGTTTATACGGAGCGCATCGCCGCTCCCTTAGTCCCAGACTGTCCCTCTCTGCGATGTGGGGGACGACTTCAGGAGAGAACGGATTCGTCGTATACGTCTTCGACGAGAAGATCCGGGAGAAGTTCGAGACGCTCGAGGAGGCGAAGGAGCGCGCCGAGCAGATCGCCCTCCGTTCTCTAAAGAAGGCAGTCGCCGATCTCGAAAGGAAGGCGAGCGCGTGATCGGACTTTACTCGAACCTCTCGGAAGAGCAGAAGGCGAAGCGTCGGGAGCAGGTTCGCGCCTCCCTGAAGAAGCGTCGCGAGGCGCAGCGAGCGCGCGGCTTATGCGTAGACTGCGGAGCGTACCGCGGCTTCGACGCTCCCGGCATACTCTGTGAAGATTGCAAGGGCGACAGGCGTTGCCGGGAAGTGAATCGCAGGGCCGAAAGGAATAACCGATGAAGAAGAATATCTCGCAGCGCGAGGCGAAGAGGCTTCGCCGTCGCGTATCTGAACTCGAGCGCATGATCTCCGACGCGCGTAACGGATACCGGAGCGATTATCCCGGCGTCGAGATCTGCCGGGAGAACGTCACCGTCCGGACGGCGACGGCCGTCGATACGGCCCGAAGACTAGAGTACGCCGTCGTCGCCGTTCTATCGGGCGAATATGAACTTCGCTTTTACGCTGCGAAGCAGCCGAAGGTTTATTCGTAATGAAGAAGATCTTCATCGTCGAATATCGGCTTCGCAAAGCAGGCCCGGAAGAGGAGTTTCTCCCCGATCCTGCTTCGCCCGTCTTCTTCTGCTCGCAGTCGTACTCTACGCAGGCCGAGGGAGAGCGCGTCGCGTTTAAGCAGGCGAGGGAAGTCGCCGAGATGTGGAACAAGTCCGAGCCGGAGTACGAGCATTCTGTGAAGGCGTACATCTCCGGGCCGGACCTTCTCGTTTACGGCGAGAGGAAGCGCAGCGCAGAAGGATCCGACAATGGCTCCCGATAAGTTCATGTCGGCGACGCGCTCTCGCTATTACGCGATGAAGACTCGCTTCGCGGCGCGCTATTCGAAGGACGGCGCGAAGCTCCTGAAGCCCGGCCGGGAGATTCCCTTCTCGCTCGAGGAATACCGCGTCTTCATGCAGAATCTATCGGAGAACGGCTTTCAATGCGAATACTGCGGCCGCAGGCTGAAGATCGAGGACGTCTCCCCGGATCATCGCATCCCGGCGAAGCGCGGAGGATCCCTCGCCCTCGAGAATATCGCCGTCTCCTGCTCCCTCTGTAACCGTCGCAAGGGAGAACTAACGGGCGAGGAGTTCGACGCGCTCCTGCGCGGCCTGAAGACGTTTCCCGAGTACGCGAGGAACTATATCCTCCGCGCGCTCGGCTCCGCTGCGATGGGAGCGCGTATGCGCTTCCATCCTCGGGCGAAGAAGGAAACTCCGTCCGGAGATCCGTCCGATCTCTCCACCTAAACGCAGCATAACCTCGAAAGGAATCCACCATGAAGAGAAGCAGTAAGGATAAGGTCGCGACGTTCTTCCCGACGGCCCGGAAGGAATGTCGCATGATCGCGAACGGGACAGGGCCGCTCGTAAACAAGGCCGGGGAGCGTCGGATCCAGTTGTCGATCGCGATGAATCTCTCCGACGGGAAGCTCGTCGGGATGCCGGACTGGATCGCCATCCCGTACGAGATGGTCGCGAAGATCTCGAACGGCGTCGATAAGCCGAAGAGCCTCGTTCAACTCGACGGCGTGAACGTCGAGATCTATACGACGCCGCAGACTGCGGAGCCGACGATCAAGCTCGATTCCTGTACCCTGCGCGCCTTCGTCATTCAGCGCGCCGGGAAGGAGAAGGCGAACGGAGAACTCGCCGACGTCGAGCTTCACTTTGTTCTCTACTCCTCCGGATGGGTCCCGGCCCTCTGGAAGTGGATTGGCGACAATCTTAACGCGACGTTCTTCGCGCTCTTCTCGGGTACTCAAATGTCCTTATCCTTCGGGAAGCCGAAGTCCGAGGACGAGGAGATCGAGACGGAGGAAGTCGATCCGAAGCCTTCCGATCGCCCGATCATCGTGAAGCCTAAGCAGACTCCCGTAAAGGAGGCGCAGACGAAGCGGATTTCCATACGGCGGCGGAGGCGGAACGCGCGGAAGTGGATTGGATTCAAAAGTTTCAGCGGGGAGGGGTGGTCGCTCTGCGCGGTGAAGCCGGCATAAACCTCCATCAGCCGCGCCGCTACTTTCTTCTGCCCCGGTGTCAGCGACTCCCACGCTGGAATCTCCGGCGGCCGCGGAGATGATTCCGCGGCCGTCCTGCGTCTGCCTCCGAAAATCGTAATTTTATTGTCAAGCGATTTATTTTCGATTGCATCTAAAGAAGATGTAAGCGCGCCGGGACAATCCTCGGGAAGTGGAAGCGGCGCGTCCGTTATTACGAGCATGCAATAAAGAAGGCCGGATCCCCCGAAGGAGATCCGGCCGTTCTTGCTCTGGCTTCTGCTTTACCTCCCGTTATGGATTAGGAGCCGGGGAAGTCTTCTCGCTCGAGACGAGCGGAGGGAGAGGCGACTGCTTCAGGATCAGGAAGACGGCGATCACGCCCGAGATCAGCATCCCCTCGCCGAGCGTGACGAGTCCCGCATGGGTGAAATTGAACTCCTTCGGCGCGACGATCATATTTGAGAACTGCTGCGCGGCCGCGCCGATGAATGCGCTCGCGAGGCCATACGCCCATCGTCCGATTGCGGAGAGTTCCTTCTTTACAACTTCGTTCATACGTACGTCTCTCTTTCCTCGCGCCGAGGTTGTAGAGGTTACGAGTTCGCGCGATCCTGCATCCCGCGCGCATACTCGGAGAGGCCCGGCTGCGTCGCAGCGAGCATCGCATAGAAGGCCGTCTGCTCCTGCTTCAGAAGCGCGAGGAAGCTCGCAGGCTCGAGCTCGTTGATCGCCGAGATCGTGACCGGGCCGAAGCATCCGTCCGGCGTCACACCTGCTGCGCGCTGCGCCATGACTGCGCCTTGATGGAGTCCCTCGTTTACGGCGAAGGAGAGGATCTCGTCGGCGACGGTCTGATCATCGATCGAGGCGAGACGGAGCGGACCGGTATATTCCTTCTCGTATGTCTGCTCTGCGATCGCTTCACCTTCCTCGATGGGGATGGTCGTCGGATTCCATACGAGAGGATTTGTCGCGCCATCGACGGGATCGCCGTCGAAGAATCCGCTCTCGACGAGATCGGGATGGAAGCGCGAGGCGATTCCGAGCCGCGTCTTCCCGCCCGTATCGCCGCGAAGCTGCGTTATGAAGCCGGGATATTTATGATCGTCCTCGAGTCCGAGGACGAAGCCGATCGCCTTCTGTACGTCTGCCATGATCTGATCTCCTTCGGGTTTAGATGTGAATCGACTAGAGACAGGTTATCGGAAGCGTGAAGGCTTCCCCATTACTGTATCCCGTAAGCGTCTCCGGGCCGGGAGTTCCGCTGCATCCGGACGCGTTATCTATTTCGAGAGACGCATCGGCATCTCCCCACGATAAGACGATCTTCGATGGGGCGATTAAGAATCCATTACTCGGCGAGCTTCCATCGTGTCCCTGAAGCGCAGAGTTCCCGAGACTAAGCTCGCCGCCCGTTCCGTCTGATATCCCGACTCCCGAGACGCCGACAGAGTACGAGCCTCCGGAATTATTGAGATCGTTCCCGCCTGCGCTTCCTGATCCGATCCCGTAAGTGTCGCCGTATTCATCTTGTCCATTTGTCCCGACATCGTTGCCGCTGAAGAAGGCGTTTAGAGATCCGAACTCGTTCGTAAAGACGCCTCCGCTAGAGGTGATCGAGAAGGATCCCACTGTATCAATAATCCCGGAGACGCCTGCGCTCGTTATGCTCCATCCTGTCCCGTTTTCCGTCTCTAAGGATCCGGCCGAATTAGGTGTAAGCGTTAGGAACGTCGGTAAGTCTGTATTCCCGTCGCTGAAGATGAACTGTCCCCCGGCGTCCGTTAGAAGCGGATCGCAGACGATAAGGCCGTCCGTCGTCGAGAAGCGAATGATGGAACCTGTCGCGCAAGTTGCCGCGGCGATATCGAAGGGATCCGCGGCGAGGACGGCTTCGATCTCCGCGGCCGTTGGCGCGCCTCCTCCCGATCCCGTCTGCTTCCGCCATACTCCCGGCGTCGTCGATGCGTCGCACCAATAGAAATTAGCTCCCGACTGATCGCCGGGATTGCCATAGATCCAGAAGGCATTATTCGCTCCGCAGGCGATCGTCGGCGCGCCGGATCCTACCTCGATCCGCGGGATGATCGGCGTGATATAGGGCGCAGGCGCGGCCGACTGAAGCTGCTGCGAGATATCCTGCGAGGCCGCGGCCGTGATCTGGACTTGAGTCGAGAAGATGGGGAGCGCGGATCCGGACGCAGGCTTCAGCATGAAGCTGTAAAGAGTCCGGGCCGTGAGCGTCGCCGAGAACTGGCCGGATGAATTGAGCGCGCCGGAATAGGACAGGGAGCCGAAGGCCGACGCGCTGATCGATCCGTTCGCATAGGCCGGGACTGTCCCGGATACCGTCGCCGTCTGCGCGCAGGCGCAGGCCGCGGCGAGGGCGAATACGGCCGCGATGATTGTCTTCTTCATGGTGATCTCCTGTCACGTTGCAAGTAAAAAAAGAGCCGCGGCCCGAAGCGCAGAGCCGCGGCTTCAGGATAAGCGGTTAGCAGCCGGATCCGGCGAAGGACTTGATCGAGACGATCGAGAATACGAGCGGATTCCCCGGCGTATTGCGGCCGATGCGAATGGCGACGGGCGTATGCGGCGCGCTCGCATTGATCGAGGCTAGCTTCTCCGTATAGAGAGTCTTCTCGGCTGACTCGAGAGCAGCCTCGCCCGGATCTGCGGCTGCGGCCGTTGCCGCGGCCGTCCATTGTGCGGAGAGGGAGGCGTCGATCGCGGCCGGACAACCGATCCCGGATACCGTCCAAGTGATCAGCGCGGGAGCCGGAGCCGGAGCCGGAGTGGGAGTGGTAGTTTGTGCCGACGCTGCGAGCGCGAAGGCGAGGAGGCCGAGGCCGAGAGCGAGTGTGATCTTCTTCATGGTGTCTTCTCCTGTATGCTGCGGTTTGATTTTACTGCTGAAGTCTCTTGTTTAAGGCGTGTAACTTTCAACGTGGAATCCGGAGGCGTCGATCCAGAAGTGTTTATTCGTATCGGCGTCGTAAAAGTTGATCCCCGTATAGCTGATCCCGAAGTAATCGTTCGGCGTCTGAGCGTCGAAGATGATCGTCCCTGTCGCCGTCGAGACTGCGAAGCCGCTGTTACCGTCGTCCCCCTGAACGTTGATCCCGGCCGAGTTGATCGCGAAGCTCCCTCCCCCTCCGTCCGTCTCCTGAATGAACGAGGCGACGACCTGCATCTCGCCCGACGTTATGGGATCGACGATATCGACCGTCTGCCCGGAGATCGTGACGTTCGGAGCCGGGAGCCGTTGCCAGTTTGTGAGATGCACATAGGGAACGGGAGCCGTCGGCGTCGTCGCGTCGTAGTATGTCGAGCCGTCTGCGGCCGGGAATGCAGGCGCGCCCATCCCGGTATACAGTCCGATCGGGTACGCCGGGACTGCGGATCCCCGAGCATTGATCCATCCGAGACGCCCGTTCGACGGCGCGCAGTACCATGTCGAATTAGGCGTAACGTCCGTCTCCGTCCCCGTCGCCGTATTCGCGCAGGCTGTATAAGGGAATCCGTAGAAGGAGAACGTCTGTCCGGCCTGAATGACGATCGTATCGTAATCGAATCCCGTCGAATAGACGACGACGTTCGACAGGCTCCATAGAGTAGAGCCTGCGCCGTTCTTCATCGTTACCGTATACGTCCCCGTTGCCGGGACAGTCGCCGCAGGATCGATCGCGCCATTCGTCACGGCGAGGGCCGTAAGGTTGAAGTTCAGCGTCCCCGATACGAGAGGTTGTCCTGTCGTCGGATCGATAACCTTCGTCGCGTGTACGGCGACAGTTGCGAAGGCCGGGGATGCGAGCGCGAGCAGAAGGGCGAGCGCGAGGAATGTCTTCTTCATGGACTTCTCCTTAAGGGTTTGTAATTGCGAGGTACGAGATCTCCGCGTCGAGCGTGACTCCCGAGGCGACGATCACAGAAGGAACGGAGACGCCGACGGTAAGGACGACGTTCGAGAAGTCTGTCCCGGCCGGGACAGTTCCCGTCGCCGTTCCCGAGTACGATCCGTCCGGCTGCTTCTCTGTAAGGAGCGTCGTCGAGGTTGCGCCTCCGTCCGTCGAGAGCGAGATCGAGAGCGTCCCTTCCGTCGCCGGGCCGGACGTCCCGCTTACTGTGACGTTCCACGGAATATGAATCGTCGAATCCGTCCCGAAGGAGACGGAGCCGAATCCGGCGTAATTGATAACGGCCGTATTGTGAGCATAGATCGCGGCGACGGATAGCTCGGCCGAGCCGCTCGTCGGCGTATACGGCCCCGTCGGATTAGTTATCGTGAAGTTCCCGCTCGTCGTATTCGACGTCGGCGCATACGTCGGGACGGAATGCGCGGCCGGAGTCGTCGTCGATCCGATCGCCACATAATCCGGGTTTGACTGATCGGCCTTCCATTGTCCGGCGTCCGTGTAGAGAACGAGCGAGGCCGTCGAGACGCGGTAATTCACGCCGTACCATGTCGAGCAGTCCTTCGGAGAGTACGATGTCGCCGGGACGACGACGATCGCTCCGTTCGCGAGCGAGGCCGTACCGTTGTCCGTGAGCGATCCCCCGGCGAGATAGACGTTCACCGTACAGTCTGTCGCGTCGAGGTTCAGGCTGCTCGAGACTGTCATATTCGCAGTCCCGAGAGGCGCGTTAAGCGTGATCGGATACGCCGTCACATCGGCAAGTGATTGCTCCTCGAGGCCGTACAGGTTCCGAGAAGTGAACTTGAAGTAAACCGTCTTCCCGAGCAGCGAGGCGTCGAAGGTGTATTTCAGTACGCTCTCGTCGAGCCGGATGAACGTCTCGCCGGGCGTATGATTCGCGATTGGCGTCGAGAAGAAGCCGCGGCGAAGATACGAGAGGTTGTAGGAGTTTGTCGTCCCGGTCGATCCCGTAAGCGTCGCCGTCGCGAAGGCGATCAATTCGTTCCCGATCAGTGAGAGCGTACCTCCGGCGTCTGCATTCGCGTCCGTCGTACTCGCGAGCGTCCCGGTCGTCGTAATCGAGGGCGAGTCCGTCGTATCCGGATCCGGGCCTGCGGGAAGGAAGGCCGTTAGCGTCCCGGCGCGCGCTCTCCCGGTGAAGCCTCCCGGCGTGATACAGGAGTAATCTGTACCGTCGAGCGAAATCCATGCGTTACAGCCTCCCCATTGATCGCCTCCTGTAAGCGCGAGCCATAGCTGATAATTGCCTCCCGTTACGCGCTGCGTCGGGAGATAGTGAGCGAGGAGGCTCGTCGCGCCGGGGAGGTTATGCGCGCCGGACTGATTCCCCGCATTCGTACCCTTCGGATAGACGTATCCCTGCGCGACTCCGAAGAGGAAGTCTTCGGCGACGATCTTCAGGGAATAATCGTCCTGCTCCTCGACGCTTACGACTCGGACGGCGCGATTCGTCGCGCCTGCGATCTTCGGATTCAATACGATTATGTCCATCGGCTCGAGTTCGAAGGCCCACCATTTAAGCGAGAACTCGTACTCCCGGAGCGGGACTGCATTCCTCTTGAGGAGCATATTCGCCGCGGCCGAGGCGTACTCCTTCACCTTGAAATGATGCGCCGTAATTGTCTTCGACGGGAGCAGGCCGTTCATTAAGATCGAGGCTTCGTCGGACTCCCGGATGATATCGATATTGTAATTATCGTCGCGCATCTCGTACTCGAACTCGAGACGGTTATAGTTATCGGCGAGATCCCGCCACCGCACCTTAACAGGCTCCTCGCCCTTCTTTGATACGAAGTCCGAGTAATCGTACTCGGCGATCGGCTTCGTCGCCGGGATGTACGTACGGCCGTTCGCGACGGCCGTCGTATCGCCGTACGGGACGATCTTCAGCGCGTCGCCGCTCCATACAGCCTCCGCATTCGTTAGATCGCAGATCTCCTTTATGACTTCCGTCGCCTTCTTCTGACCATCGAAGAAGGGAGAGATCAGGAGATTATTCGCTACGCAGAAGTTCGAGTATCCCGTAACGTCGCCGAGATATTGCCAGTTGAAGCCGTCGATCGCATCGGCGCAGAGCGCGGCGATCACGGCCGCGGGATCGCAGTCGGCGATCCCTCCCCCGAGGGCGAGTCCCTTCGCGTTAAGGACTTCGATCGTAAGGTTCGGGGGAGCCGCGCTCGTCCCGAGATCGAAGTTCGAGGCGACGACGCGCGCGAGGCCGTTGTATTGCAGAGCGCGCTCCGGATGCTTCGATACCATATACGACCACGGGAACTGAGGCCGCGTCCCGTTGATTACGGAGAGGGCGTACTTCGTCGCCGGGGAGATCTCGCTATCCGTCGCATGATTCTGATCGTATGCGTACGTTATCGATACGACGAGTCCATGATCGGCCGCGGCGAACTCGTACACGCCGGGAGCCGTAATGCGATATTGCTTCGACGTCGGGACAGTCGCAACCTTCTGCATGGGAGCGTCCTGCGTCCCGGTGATCGTAATCGGGCCGTCGGATCCGAAGTCGTCGGCGAACTGCGTATAAGACGCCTCGTACGTAACTCCCTCGTCATAGAAGAAGGCCGAGGCATTCCCGACAGTGTAGGAGCCTCCGTACAGGGGAATCGTATACGTCTCCGTCGTCCCGACGAGTGAACTCCCGCCTCCGGCGTCGTAGATATTCCCGATCCCGGCGATCGGCCCGGCGCAGAGAAGGGCGTCGATCGCCGCGTAATATTCGTAACTCGTAACCGTCGCGCCTCCCTTGCCTCCCTCATTCTGAGTATTGGCGACGTAATAAAAATCGACGTAATCGAGGAGCTTGATCGGAGCCTTAAAAGTCCCGGCTCCCCACGGTATGACGACGCCGCGCTCGCTGGTCTGAATCTGGATCGAGCCGAGGACGTTCGGCTGCTTCGCGCGCGATCCAAGTCCGAGGAATGCCATACGCAGACTCCTATCCGGGGAAAGAGAAGAACTTATGCTCGGCCCGGTCGAGCAGAGCGCAGCGATCGGCGCGATCCCGGATTACTCCATGCCTGATTACCGCGTGAAGGACTTCCGGCCATGCGAGGACGATCGCGCCATGCGCGAAGGGACGTCCCGGCTTCGTACGGTAGAGCGCGAAGTCGCCCGGCTGCGGCTCCTGTACCTCGACGGCCCCGAGCTTCAGGACGCATTCGAGGAAGATCTCCTCCGGCTGATTAACCCACCACTGGAAGGCGTACGCCGGGATCTCGAGAGCCGGGAGCGGGAGAACCTTCCGATAGACCTCTAAGGCCCATAGAGCGCAGTCGGCTCCGCAGCCGATCAGGGCCGCGCGATGGTGATAGGGCGTCCCCTCCCATCGCTTCGCCTCCTCGAGTACCGCTGCGCGCTGCGTATCGTTCATCTGCGGCTCCTTACCAGATCGAGCAGGCGACGACGCCTGCTCCGGCCCCGACGCCTGCGTACGGGCCGCGGAGGGCCGAGGAGGATACTTCCCCGGCGACGGCTGCGCCTGCGGCCGCGCATCCTGCCAGCTTTGCTACATGGACGAGGCGACTCCATACCGTCCCGCCCTTTGCAGCCTTCTCCCATGCCTGAATCGTGATCTTCTGCGAACCTATGAGATTCCGTAGATCGGCCCTGTCCTGCGTACATGCGCCGAGTTCGGCCGTCGTACCGTCGCAGATCAGGAGCTTCCGGGCGAGATCTTCGCCCTGCGCGGCCGACAGGACGACCGATCCGGGGGAGTCGGGAAGCTCGGGAGCCGGGCCGGGAGTATCGGGGACGACGCGGATCGGCGTCTGATCCGGCGCAGGAAGGTATCGGATGATCGTCTGCGCGGCCTGAGAGGGCGTCCGGACGGCCGCGGCTGCTCGAGCATCGGCCGACGCCTGCGCGCTCGCCCGAGCGTCCCTCTGCTCGATCTGAACGTCCTTCTCGGCGACGAGCCGGGCCGTCGCCTTCATCTGCTCCTCGGCTGCATTCCTGTACCCGCGCTCGAGATACCATCCCCGGAGGGCGACGGCGCAGACTGCGAGCAGGATCAGGGCGAGGACGCCTGCGATCTTCCCCATCGGACTCGATTCGCTTACGGTTACGGCCATCGCGCGCCTCCTTAGTAAAGAACTGTCGGATCCGGGACGAATGGCTCGCCGTAGAAGTTCGCCTGATTCGAGAACTTCGAAGTACAAGTCGCGAGCGTCTTATCGCAGCCGGGGGAGATCTTGAACGAGTCGCCGATCGACGGAGGGACGAGGAACGGATAGGCCGGATAGATTGTCGAGCCGACGTTCTCCTTCACGTAATACGAGATCCCGGCGAGCTTCCCGCTGGTAAACGTAATGATCCCCTGCGCGAAGTATCCCGTCGCCTGCGCAAGAGCCGTCCGGAGCGTATTCACCGTCGAGACGCCGGATACCGTTCCCGGCGTGAGATACGCGGCCCTCGAGAGCGAGCATCCCGTATCGAAGAGGACGTTCTTACAGTCCGTCTGGACTGTATTCCTCGGGAAGTCGTTATCGAGGATATTCATCATCGATTTAACCGTGATCTTCGCGTAACTGCGGCCGATCTCGTCGATCGAGGATACCTGTCCGGCGAAGCGAGTTACGGGCGTCGTCCACGGCGAGGACGCATCGGCCGCGAGGATCCGCTGCATCGTGTAAATGGCGAGGTTGAAATATCCGAGCAGGATCATCTCGATAAATGCGCCGTCGGCTTCCGAGATCTTCAGTTGATGCGAATCGACGGAGACTCCCCTCGAGAGCTTTACCCGCCCGGGAGTGATCTTCAGCGCGCTCGCCTGATAGGCCGTCGTCCCGACGGTTATACTCTTCCGCGCATCCGTGAAGCGGTATGTCTTACCATTTACAAGCTCGAACGTATAGAGGTTCGCCATGAAGACACTCTTCGACCGCGCCTCGATCAAAGCTGATACATCGGAGGGTAAGGGAATCGCCATCGTAAACCTCGCGCGGTTAGAGCGTCGTCGTCTGAAGAGCTTCGATATCGGGAGCCGAGAGAGCGCGTCCGAAGGCGATCACGGTCGAGATATTCCCGGCGAAGAAGGAAGCAGATCCCCCGGCCTCGGCTCCGATGGTGAGAGCGGCCGAGCTTCCAACGGCTCCGGCCGTGAGCGTCGCCGTCGCCACCTGTATGCCGTCGATCCAGAGCGTGACGACCGTCCCGGCCCGGATCAGGATCACGCGATGCCAGTTCGCATCGGTAAGCAGTCCCCCGGCCGCTGTGACGCTCGCCGAGCCGTTGTTTATGAATCCCGCGGCCGTCGTCGCCGACGCCGGAATCGAGCATTCGTACCCTGTCCCCCCGGACGTACTCTTCGAGAAGAGATCGCGCGCCGATCCGCTCGATCCGGCCGCGGCCGTCTTCACCATCGCGACGAGCGAGAAGTCCCCGGCGAAGTCGAGGGCCGCGTTATCGGCCGCGGCGAGGAAGCCTGTCGCGCCGTCGAACGAGGCGAGCGCGATCGTCGAGAGGCCCGGCTGATTCGCCGTCGTCGCCTGCGTCGCATCCCCGGCCGTCTGCGTCTGATCGTAGAGCGTGACAAGCGAGAGCGCGGATCCCCCGATCGCTCCGGCGAAGTTCGCGAGGGCGACGGAATCGGCCGCTCCCGTCGCATCCGGGTAAATGTCCTGAACGGCCCCGTCCGACGCCCGGCGCGCGCGCAGGAGCGGCCCGGTATACCCGGACAGGAGAAGCCGCGTCGAATAGCAGCCGACGCCTCCGGGAATGACGTCGAGAGGCGTCGTCGAATAATCGTCGTACGCATCCTCGACGCGAACCTGAAGCAGCTTCAGGGAGTTCCGTTGATAGATCTGGAAGAGGAATTGATCGAACTCCTCCTCGTCCTCGACGAAGCGTACGCGGTACATCCATTCGAAGGAGGCCGTAATCAGGACGCCGATCGCCGGGGGAGTAAGGAACTGGATCACGCCGCTCGAGGACAGGCTGAAGGCCGTTGTCTCGACGCCGTTAAGGAATACGTGCATCGTCCCCGGCGTGACGTTCTGAACTTCGTCGTAATACGCGCCGACAGTCCGGATCGTCTGGAAGTCCAGCGTCGCGCCGTCGCCCGTCCCGATTGTCCCGGCCGTAACAACACCCTCGTTCGATCGCTTCGTAATGATGGACGGAGAGAGAAGGAAGCTCTTCAGCTTGCCGGAGCAGGCGCAGAAGAGCGCGACGATCTGCTGAAGCTGCGTATATCCCGTCTCCGGCGAGATCCCGGCTTCGGCCGCTTCGAGATAGTCCCGGATGTACCCGAAGGAGATTTCAAACTGCCAGAGCGGGAAGGGATCGAGCGAGACGCGAGCCTCGCCCCTGTCCGGCCCGGTCTGTACGACGGTCGAGAACTGCGCCGTTGTCTTTATGTCCATCGAAATACCCGGAAGGGCCGGGAAGATGTAATCGGATCCGCTTGTCGGGATTCCTCCGGGGACGATCGTTCCGGCGAGGCTCGAAGGTGTAGAGGCCATGATTTAGATCCTCCCGTCGCGTTGAAGGCTCGCGATCTTATACGCGAGACTGTCTTCGTGTCTGTCGAGCAGCGCGGCGAAGTCCTCGCCGGAGCCGTTGATCGTATTCCCGCCGAACTGATTCGTAATCGTATTCCCGGCCGTCATTTTGCGAATATGCCCGGCGAGATCCGAGGGAAGTACCATCTCGTTTTTATGCAGATTCGTAAGTGTATTGTCGGCCGGGACTGCGGCCCATCCTCCCTCGGCCGATGCAATGGAACCGATTCCGAGAGTCGTCGCGATCATCGCTGCGCCTGCTTCCGGAGCGAGAGCCGGGCCGACGATGGGGATCGCGGCCGTCGAAGCCGTCGCCGCGGCTCCAGCGACTCCGGCGAGCGAAGCCACCTGCGCGGTATTCGTCATCGCGGTTACGGCGAGCGTCGTCCCTCGGGCCGAAGCCTGAATCGATGCGAGCGTCGCCTCGGCCGCGGCCTTCTGCGCTATCTCCTGCGCGTGACTCTGAATGTGGAGCAGGTTTACGAGGACGTAATGCTGCGCGCGCTTCGTTAGCTGCTGCATTAAGGAGGCTTCGAGATCCATTACCTGACGGAGCAGCATCCGGGAGAAGTCCTTCGCGATATTCGCGTCGCCCTTCGTCCAATCCTGCACCATCGTCGTAATCCCGGCTCCCACCTGCGCCGTATATTTATCGAAGAGCTTCGCGCGCTCCTGCGTCCCCTTCGACGCGATCTGCGTCAATGCGTCTTGATGCTTCTGCTCGAGGAGTTGGATTTGATTGTCCGTCCGGGCGACTTCCTCGGCTCCGTTCGGATCCAATGCCTGTAAAGCGCGCAGCCGTTGAAGGGATGCGAGGCGCATCTGATAGATCGTATTCTCCGTCTGCGTATCGACCGCGGCCTTCTCTCGCCCGGTTAGAACGTGATCGGCGACTTCCTGCCTCGACGCCTCCTGCTCGGCGCGGAGCATCTCCTCGGCCTTCGAGGACGTCCCCATCTCGCGATCTTCCGCAGGCTTCCGCGCTCGAGCGTCGGCCTCGGCCTTCGCCTTCGCGATCTCGGCCTGCGCCGCGGCGACTTCCCTTGTCGCCCTCGCGACGTCGCCCTGCGCCTTCATCGCCTCCCTGCTCGTCGGCCCGTATGCGGCCGCGATAGAAGCGGCGATCTGCTGATAGAAACCGATGATCTGCTCGGATCCCTTGTCCTGCTCCTCAATCTCTTCATGGATCGCGGCGATTGTAGTGTCGAGAGCTTGCTTATCGGCCGCATTCCGCGCGGCGAGATACTTCCCGTTGATCTCATGCCGTTCCTGTGCGCCGAGTGTATCCGTGTCGAGGATGTTCTTCCAGTATGCAGCGTCCTCGGCCGCGCTCTGCTGATAGAAGGCTCCCTCCTCGAGCTTCCGCTCCGTAAGAGCGTCCTCGAATCCGCGAAGCTGCGCGGCCGACGCCTGCTTCTCGGCCTCCGTCTGCGCGCGAGCGGCCTCCTTCGCCTCGCGAGCCTTCCGCTTCTGATCCTCGACGTCCCGCTTCGCCTGATCGTCCTTTCCCTTCCGCTCTTCCAGTCCGGCGACTTTGATCGCTAGATTCTGGCGATCGAGAGCGTCCTGAAGCTGCGCCGTCGCGCCTTCAATATTGGCGATCTTCGCCGCGTTACGAGTCGCGTCGGCCGAGTCTGCTCCTTCGTATGCGGCCGAGGAGTCCTGCTCGTCCTTCAGACGCTTCGCTTCGCGCTTGTACGCCTCGATCTGCGTCTGGAAGGCTGCGGAGATCGCCCGATCGCGCGCCTCGCCTGCGGCCTTGATTGCGGCCGGATCCGAGGTATTGGCGACGGCATGATCGAAGTCCTGCTTCGCCTTTACGACGGAGGCGATTAAGTTCTTCTGATCCTGCTCGAGTTCCTTCTTCTGCTGACCTGTCGCCTCGACGCCGGACAGGACGGACGCGAAGGCCGAGATATCGTGCTTCTGAAGAAGCTCGTCGAGAGCCTTCCCGTCCTCCTCGAGCGATACGAGGAGTTGATCGGCCATCTTCCGAGATTCGTCGAGGGCGAGGGCGACGCCGTTATCCGGGACGCCTTCGAGCTTGTCGATCTCCTGCTGAAGCCGATCGCTCTGAATGCGGAGATCGTCGTTTACGACCGTCGCCTTAAGGTGCATCGAATCGAAGGCCGCGGCGATATCCGTCCCGGCTGTGTGTGCATTATGGACGAGCGTATAGAGCTTCTCGCTCATCTTCCCGAGCATCTCGGCGAAGATCAGTCCTCCGATAACCGGGAAGGCCGCTTGTAGGATCGGCCCCATCCCGAGGACGTTTACGGAGAATCGTTCGATCGCGCGGATCGGGATCCCGCCCTCGAGGGTACGGAAGGCCGCGCCTGCGGCCTGAACTTCCGAGACGGCGTGACGATGCGAGACGGCCACCATCTCCGCGGAAGCGGCGAGTCCCTTCTCGGCGACGGACGTCGCCTCGGCTGCGCTCGTCACGTTCCGGAATCCCGCAGCCATCTCCGCGGTACTCTGCGCCGTCACGTTCGCGGCCGCAGGCATTCCCTGAATGATGCCCGAGAGATCTATCCGCGCGCCGATCTCGAGAAGTTGATCGCTCATTCGTTACTCCTAAAATCCGCGATTCATCATTCGCTCGAACTCGAGAAGCTCGGCGCGAGTCGCAGCCTGCGGCCCTGCTTCCTTACCTTCCGGCTTCGGACTGCGCCGGGCCTGAAGGTAATCGCCGACCATCTCATGCAGGGGAGGATTGTGCTTCAGGTACTTCAGGAGATCGGAGACGTCGTACAGAGTGAGCGCGTCGATCTCGGGGAGCGTCCATCCGAAGGAAGCGGCGAGCCGTCCATAGACGGCCCACCATCCGGGAAAGGTTATTCCTTCGGAGGCCCGGCTTCCCCCGGCGATAGAACCTCTACTTTGAAGCCGGAGGCCCGGAGGCAGTTCATTAGCGCGCGGTTATACGAGAGGAGATCCATCGCCTCGTCGAGCGCGTCGTCGCCGGGATAGTTGTCCGGCATTCCGTTCTTTACGGAGTGATATACGATCCCCATCATATCGGGGACGTCGGCGAAGGTTACTCCCCCGGCCGTAATCTTGCGGAGCTTCTCCGCGTTGCGCTTCATAAAGCCGATCTTCATCGGCCCGAAGGTAAGCTCGAGTCCCTCGAAGCTCTCTTTAACGACTTCCTGCTCTGCCATGCTGGTATCCTCGCGCGAAAGTTAGGAAGCTCGACGGCCGGGGATCTCTCCCCGGCCGCTTTGCTTAGGTTGAAAGTTACGAGCCGAGCGGTGAGACTGCCTCGTACGACTCGAAGACGCGGCCGAGTGGATCCGCGAGAATGGTGAAGTCCATCTCCGGAACCATGAAATCGTCGTTTTTCGTCTGCATCGCGAGCTTCTTCGCCTTCACGCGGAAGAACTTCATATTTGACTGAAGTCCCCCGAATGCGTTGTAGAGGAAGAGGGAGAAGAAGGGCGTCGTCCCGATAAGCTGCTGATTCCGGGAGTACGTCGTCCCCGAAGTCGCCGTCGTCGTCCGATAGTAGTAACGGAGAATCAGGGCCGCGCCAGAGTCGGCCGCTGCGAAGGTATACACGCCGTTCGAGACAGTGTACTGTCCCTGAGCAGGAGTACCCGTTCCGATGTTCTGAAGGGGCGTACCCGTCGCCGCATAGGAGACGGAGAGATCCGTCGCCGAGTTCGCGAGGATGCCTGTCCCGCTCGCATACGTCGCCGTCACCGTGTACGGCGAGGAAGCGGGAACGGACTGCGCCTCGTTAAGCTGAAGCATCATCATCCCGGCCGAGGGCGTCCCGCCGTAATACAGCGCGTTGAAGAGTCCACCCGAGACGAGGCCGAACTTCGCCTTTACGGACGCCTTCGAGCGGCCGTTCGCGGCGATATCGGGGAAGTCGTTCGAGCCGTACAGCATCTTCTCGTCGCTCTCAAAGTCTACCGAAGCGTCTTGAAGAGTGCCGAACGTGAAGGCCGGGCCGCTCCCGCTGAGAGGAGTTGCGAAGAGGAGTCCGGATCCGAAGCGAAAGTTTGCCATATTATTATTCTCCGTTTACTTGAGGTTTGTACTGCGAACGTGAAGCGGTATAGCGAGGAAGCTCGCCGCGCCTGCGAGGTATCCGTATTGAACGTCTATCCGGCCGGATATCTTCACCCATTCGACGATTCCGCCGAGAGTGCATTTACCCGAGGGATCGTCCGGCGCGAAGAGAGTATCTAGCGCGTCGAGGATCGGATCCGTGATCGTCTGAGGTTCGACGTCTGGATCGTCCGGATTCTTTACGACGATATAAGCGTCGTACGAGCAGTCGAAGACGTAAGGCATTCCCGGATTCGACTTCACTTCATACCCGAGATCGACGAGGGTAAGCATCGGGAGAAGCTCCTGCATCGCGGCCGAATCTGCGTCCTTCCAGACGCGCGAGACGGTCGTAAACGCAGGCTGAAGCGTCTTCAGCTTCGCGATCATCGCTGCGGCAATTACTGCTCGGGGAGTCTTCATGCGGCGAGAGCCTCCTGAATCGCGATCCTGAATCGTTCGACGATCGCCTGCTTCTTCTCGGCGAGCGCGGGACGCATATACGGACGAGCAGGCATATTCATCTGTCGCGTAAACGGCCGGACGGTAACTTCCCGCGGAGGATTCATCGGACGGCCCCATGCCTGAACCTGCATCCGGACGAAGCTCCGTACGTCCTCCGGGCCGCTGTATCCGAACTCATGGATCCGCGCATACGAGAGGATCGTCCCGACGCTCCCGGAGATCGCGAGTCCTCCTTCATTCGTCACCCGGACGTTAAGCGATCCGGCGAGTCCTGCTCCGTTCTTATGCGAGTTCAGGACTTGGCCCTGAAGTTTCTCCGTCTGTATGTACGTCTTCAGATCGGCCATAACGCGGAGCATCGCGGCTTCGACGGACTTCTCGATCCGGGCCGGGGACTGCTCGAAGAAGCTCTTCAGCCGTTCCGCGCTCCCGTTCTCGAAGTCGATGTAAATCAAATCTAGTTCCCCCGGAACTGCGCGATCGTCTTATATGTCGCGATGATCGGCCGCACCATCGGAGGGACGTCGGCCTGCGAGAATGTGACCGTCTCCGTCCCGAGATGCGCGCTCACCTGATCGATCCGCGGGTACTTCGCCTTCTTAAAGGCGACGATCTGAGCGATCGCGTCCTGTATGTCGAACGGGATCGCCGAATAGTTGTACGAGATCAGGACGGCGACGCCTGCCTGCGCCGCGTTGAAGGTGTAGACTCCCACGCTCGAGACGGCGTACTGCATCGGCCCCGGCGCGCCTGTCGTCGGCGTAAGAGGCGTCCCATTGGCGAGCGTGACGCCGAGATCCGAATAGAAGAATTGTCCCTGCGCGGCCGTGAGCGTGTACGGCCCCGGCGAAGCGGGTACAGTGAGCGGATCCGTCTGCGTCGCGCCATATCCCGCGATGTAGTTGATCAGGACGTTCGCCCGGCCGCAGTTGAAGCGAGGCCCGATCAGCCGGACGGAGAAGCCGTTATCGGGGAGATAGTATCCGGGCGTCGTATTCACGCCGAGCGCGGCCGGAACGATGGGGATCCCGTCGATCTTCAGGGAGAGCAGGGAATAGATCGGGGAGTAACGGAGAATGATCGAATCGCTTCCGTCGCCGTCGCGCGTCTCGAGGAATGTCGCGAGTCCGATCGTCCGGCGATTCGTCGCCGACAGGAAGAATCGCGAAGCGGCCGAGATCAGGTTCGCGAGCATCGTATCGCCCGTCGTCGCCGTGATCGAGAGCGCGCTTTTACAGTACGAGAGGGAGATCAGATCGGAGGCCGGAGGCTGCATCTGTGATCCTTTCAGGGAGAAGAGCAGGGCCGGGATTTTATCCCCGGCCCTACCTCTCGCGAGCGCAGCGTCGGCGCGAGTCTTCGCCGCGCTGCGAGCCTTGTTAACCGTTCGCGATGTTGTCGAGGACGCCGAGCGCGAAGGGAGTGTAAACCTGCATCAGACCGTCGAAATAGACGCCCGTCTGCCGATTCATTGTCACCTGCGGCCAGAGTACTTGCCAGTAATCGCGGCGACAGAGCTTCCGACGCGCGCCGGGGATGTTCGACAGGGGATACGGGATCGCATCGCAGTCGAAGAAGAGCTTCCCGGCCGGGAGGTTCGGATGAACCTTCAGGGGAATCTCCGTCGCGCCGTTGGGGGCGAACTTGTTCAGGTACGCCGTCACATACGAGCCTGCGAGCAGCTTCCCTTGTCCACCTTCCATCGTATCGAAGCGAATGATTCCGGCTCCGGATCCGCCTGCGCCCTGAAGCGTCTTCTTCGTTATGTCCCATGCCTGCTGCGGATTGCACCAGATCGCCGTTGGCGTCACCTTGCGGGTAACGTAGAAGCCGAGCAGGAAGGCGTCGATCTCTACGACTCCACCTGCGCCGTCGGCCGTGAGCGTCGCGCCGTCGAGGGACGTATACGCGCCGTTATTCGCGGCCTGCGTAACGAGTCCATCGTAAGCGAGAGGATTCGCCGAGTAGTCTGTCGCGGCGAGCGCGCTCGAGAGTTGCGTCCCGGCTGCATCGGTCGTCTGTTTGAAGACGTTGATCGATGTGACCGCGGCGAACGTGTACGGCCCCGCAGACGGCCCGGTAAACCATGCGTAACCGAAGGCTCCCTTCTTCGCGGCCGTTGTCCACGTGACGGAGAGATTCCCGCCTGCGGTTGTCACGGCCCCGGAAGCAGCCGAGACGATGCTCGAGCCTGCGTTTACGGTTGTCGTCGAGCCGTCGCCGTTCGTCCGGGCGACGGTCTGTACGACCTGTCCGGCTGCGACTGCGCGAGTGTACCCGTCGAGAGTGAGCGCGACGCATACGGCCTTCGTCGCCTGCGCCGTCATTGAGCCACCTGCGACAAGGGATCCGGCCGGAGTCGAGGCCGTCCCGAGTGCGAAGGACTGATTCCCGCCGAGATCGAGGAACTCTTCCGCGATCATCGTCGAGCGGATCAGATTGTCGGCTGCGATTGCGAGGGCGTTGTCGAATCCCTCCGCAGCCATGATCGCCTGCTCCGTCACGTAGTTCTCGAGGCCGATCGTCGCGAAGTTCTCCGAAAAATCGACTTCGGTCTGGTCGATGTACCCGCCGCGCTTGCCTTCCTGAAGCGTCGGGGACGTCATACCGGGATTGATCGCCGTGATCGCCTTCCACTTCACGCCCGAGTCGCCGCGATTGCTAACGGCGCGCGGGATGGAGTTACGCAGGGGCGTGATAACCGGGTAAAGAACCTTTGCGAGAGGTTCGAGGTTGTAATTGATGATCCCCGTCGATTGCGAGATGCCCGTCGTATTGGCCTTTGTGACCATCTGACGCGCGCGCTCGATCGCGGCTTTGAAGTTGAGTTCTGGCATTTTCTTATTCCCCTTTCGCGGGAGTTGTAAGTTCGGATTCAGTCTCGCGCAGACTGTTTACTGCGATGGAGCGGGACTGCTTACTTCTGCTCCGCGTAAATCGATTTCAGGACTGCGCGGGAAGCCGGAGCGTCCTTCGCGTAATCCTTATTCGTGTCGATTGCGACCGGGCCTGCGCCACCGTTCCCGGTATCCGCAGCGCGCTCGACTGCGACGGGAGCCGCGGCCGGATGGACGGTCTTCGAAGAAGTCGGCTCTTCGCCGAGAGCCTCGAAGAACTTCGCGATCTCTGCGTCGCGCTCCGCGGCCTGCGTCTGCGCTTCCTGAATCGCCTTCAACGTCTCGGCGATCCCGGCGAGCTTTGTTTCGGTTGCCTCGCGCGCAGACTTCTCCGCGGCGAGAGTTTCGGTAAGAGCCTTAAGCTCGTCCGAGGTTGCGTATTTCGTCACATCTGCCATACTATTCTCCCTGTTCGGTTGATTTGATTTCTTACTTCCGGAGCATTTAGCTTCTGCGCTGCATCCGGGACAGTCTCCCGAGATGCAGTTACTACACGCGCAGCCGCAGGATCCGGAAGCCGACTTATTCGCCGTCCCCCGCGCTGCTTTCCCCGCGGTGATCGCCGCAGCGAACTCTGAAGACTCTTCTTCGGTTAGATCTGTGAAGATCTCGACGCCGGACTGCATCCAATCCCGGAGACGTTGCGGGATCTGCGAAGCGTCGCCCTCCCATTCCGCCTCCCAATCAAGATCGGACGCGAGCCAATAGAGATCGGCGAGGATATCGCCCATCTGTCCGATCGAGTAAATGCTCTTCTTCTTTCCCGGCTCGGCCTGCTTCTGCGAGGCCGCGGCGAACTTCCGGATCGCCGTCGTCCCGTCGGCCTTGATCTCAGTAAAGAGCGCAGTCGGGACGCAGGGTACATCGACGAGCGAAGCCTCGACGGGATCGGCGACCCACCACTTAACGCCGTCCTCGTACCATGACTTCTCCGCATAGTTCGCGCCGACGGAGTATCCCGTATAAACGCCCTCTTCCACCTTCGCCCATGCTGCATCGTCTACGATCTTCGCCGTGATGATAAAAGCCTTCAGATCGTCGTCGCAGGTAAGCTCCTTCACGATCCCGGCCGCGCTCGAGGAGTGCATCTCCCGGACGTTCCCGAAGCTCTTCCCGCCCGACGCCTTCGCCTGATTCGCGCTCCACTTCTCGAAGTATGGCTTCGACTTCTCGTACGAGCAGCATTCCTTCGTCTTATCGACGACCTCCTGCATGAGAATCCCGGTAACTTCGCGCTTCGCGACGTCTACCTTCGTTATCTGCGCGAATAAGCTCTTCTGCTTTGCCATGATCGTATCCTCTTTCGGATGGGATGGATTTACTTCTTCACCTGCGGCCGGAGGAGCTTGTCCTTCGGAGCTTCTATCGGCTTCGTCTTCTGCGGCTGAATCGGCTTCGTCTGCATCTCTAAAGTTCCTCCCCCGGCGTATATGTCACCGTGAGACAGACGCAGTTCGGATGAAAGGGCGAGTACAGATCGCCGCTCGGGAAGACTTCCTCGATCCCGACTCCCGCGGCTCCCGTCTCTTCGTCTGTCGCGTCTGCATTCTCGTCGCATTCGTCGTCTATATCGTGATCGCCGGACAATACGCTCCGCTTGAACGTATGGCCGACGAGCTTCCCGACGTCGAACTGCCCTCCGCTATTGGCGAAGTTTACTTCGGTTGTTGCGATCATCTCGGCGCGCGCCGCGGAGAATGCCTGCGAGTCGATGATCGACTGCTTAAGTTCCGCGATGGTCGAGCCATCCTCGAGAGCCGAGACGATCTGCTCGTTTAGCTGCTCCCGCGTCGTATCCGTGATCGCCCACTTCGCGGAGGGATTAGGAACGAGTTCCCCATCGACGTACTTCATCCCGACAAGCTCGGCCGCGCGATCCTCGGCGTACGAGATCGCCCATTCGTTCGACTGCGAGAAGATATCCGGATCGTCGAGATCGAGGGCGAGTCCGGCCATCGTCGAGCCGTCCATCGCCGCGGCCTGAAGCGATCCCTTCACGGCCGGGACGACTTCGCCCCATGACGAGAAGGAGAGCGAGTCCGTTATCTTGTCGGCGATCGACTGGATCTGCTCCTCCGTGAGCTTCGCCGCTTTACGCTTGCTCCCCGTTATCTTTTTTTTTTGACGCGAATACTCCAATCCGATCTGCTTCGCGAGGATCTTCGCCTGCTCCGTAAGCATCGGCTTCAGGACGGCCGCGATCGCATCCCGAGCCTTCGTCTTCGCGGCCGAGGTTGCGGCCGGATCGATGCGAAGCTCCTTCTTCCGGGCTGCGAGCGTCGAGGCCGTCGGCTTCTCCTGCGCGGCCTTATGGACGAGGGCCGCGCGCGCCTTCTTCGGGGGAGCCGGAGGCTTTACGCCTCCTTTCCCCTTCCCCTCGCCGGAGCCGTCGTCCTCGGGAGGCTCGTTATCGCCCTTCCCCTTGTCGCCGGGATCCGGCTCGTTATCGCCGTCGCCCTCTTCGGTCGTATCCGGCTCCGGAAAGCCGGGTTGAAGCTCGAGAAGCTCCTGAATCTGCGCTTCCGTGAACGGAGCCTTCCCGTTACGCTCGCGAACCTCGCTCGGAACTGTGCATTTCGTCTCGAGATAAATCTGATCGATCTGCGCCTGAACGAGTTGATCGACTTCCGGCTGATCCTCGAAGGCGAAAGAGAGATCCTCGTAACCGAAGCCTTCCTCGCTCTGGATTAGCTCGTTCATCTCCCCGGCGAGCCATGCACATATTGGAGTCTCGCCGCTCTCGTCGGCGTCGTCTGCATTCTGCTGCGCCGTCGCCCGGTTTACCTGCGGGACGAGAGGAGAAGGAGAGATCCCGAAGGCGAAGAGGATG